TAGCTATATGACCTGTGGCAGTCTCACGCTCTTTGGCGGTGTCAGACTTCTTGTCTTTGCCAAAATAGTATTCGTGATCTTCTCGACTACCTTCTAGTAATTGTTGTTTGCCCTCTAGGGAGTCGATGGCTGTCAGTATTTTTTTAAAATCCATTTGTTTTCCTTTGGGACTAAGTTTGTCTAGCTGTTAACCCAGCTATTTCATAGCGACGTGTTTCTAACTCTTTGAGCATACTTTCGATACGTTGATTGCCAACTAAATTTTGTGCACTAGAAGATTCTAGCTCGGGATTATTTAATACACTGCCGTCTTTTGCTTGTTTAGGTTTGGCTATGGGTTCGTGGTTGGCTTCTTGTAATTTTGTTCTAACTACCACTTGTCGAGCACTGATACCAAGACATTCTGCAACAACTTGTCTAATTTGATCTGAAATCACCGGATAACGCACAGCAATGTCTATCATATATACTTCGCAAGGACCCAGCCCAACAAATTCTGCGTGTTCTCGAATTGGCAAACGGCGAGTTGTACTTGCGCTTTCTACCACATACATAGACAGTGCACTGGCCATTTTTGATTTCATTTCACTGGTAAAATCACAGCCTGCTATACGAACAACAAATTCGTATATGGGTTTGGTTTCGGCAAAATATTTACTGTAGGGTTTCATAAACAATCCTGATACATGTATTTATATTATTCTTCTGCTTTTCGACTTTCTAATATTTGTCGTAATAGAGAGTTGCGATCTACCACCATGGCCTGACCTTCAATGGGATCAGCCAAAGTTTGGACTTCTTTTTTAGCTGCTGTTTGATCAAGTCGCAGCTTTTTTAATTGTAAATCAATGGTTCGCAGTTTTTTGTCAATTTTGGCCTGTTTGGCAGAGATAGCATGCCCTAGTAGTACACCGGCGGTCTGTAAGATTTGACCGCTGAACCTGGCTTCAACATTCATTCCCAGGTCCAGCATGTCTTGAAACTTTTCTTTGGCCAAATCACTGAGTTCATCTAATTCGGCATCGGCTGTGTCTAGATCTCTGACCTGAGGCAAAGCCTGATCTATACGATCTATTAGCTCATTGGCCGAATCCAATTGTCTTTGAGCACATATCAATTCCAGTGGATCGATCATGACAGTGTCAGGTTTACGATTATTTTCTGAAGGTAAATCAAATAATTCTTCAAGTTTTCGTGACATAAGACTATTTAGCTCGAGTTGGGCGAGTATTCTGGTATAAATTTTGTTCGGTCACTATTCTAAATCGCATACCATAGTTCTTGCACCAGGATTCTGCCGCCGACCATTTGGCCATATTGAGTACCACTGCTGCACGATCTCTGACACTGCGAGCTGCCTCTATTGTGGTTTCTTTACTGGGTTTGACTTCAATCACTTCGGCATGACGCTGCCCATTGCGATCGACATAGACCATCATAAAGTCTGGCACATAGATAGTGTTGCGTCCGTTGAAAGGATTACAATAAGGAATCATAAAAGGTTCACTGGCCCATTGAATAATGTTGGGATTATTGTCACAGAAATTCATAAAGCTCCATTCCCAACTGCTGCGATAGGTGGGCTCCTTGCGACCCACATATTTGTCTCTATTCTTTATAGTAAACTTGCCATTGGCATACTTGCTCATGGTAGTATGCTTCTTAGTACATACTTACTGACTCGAGGTCTATTGGTCACACCCAAATAACTAGTACCCAGTCTGTTAAGATTTAAAAACATGGTAGTATAAGCATTGAGTTCGTTGCGATTCATTGCTTTAAAACGATCAATGGTCTGCATTGGATTGATATTTTGTGCCAGGCTTGTGTATATAACACTGCTGGCCAGTATGCGAGCCGAATCTCGACTTAGTGTTATTTTTTCAAAATAACTAATAATCGCGTTGTCTATGTCAGAGCTTACTGCAAATGTAGGCTGATAAAAATTATTAAAAAATTGTGTGGCCGAACTGTCGAGGTCGGCGCTGGTACTGACTGTGGTTAGATTATTTGCAGTGGACATATCAGACCTGTACTGGTTGCAGTGCGGTTAGCTCTTTGGTACTACCGGCAATGTCTTGATTTAAAGAGGCAATTTCTGTGTTTAGTCTGGCCAGCGTGGTTTGAGCTATATTTTTTAAATTGTTCATTAAGGTGATTTGCTGTGACAATTCTGCCAGCAATGCAGTCTTTTGTGCAATTTCCTGTGGGGTCACAGCAGCCAGGGCCTGAATAGCTGCAATCTTGCCTGTTATATCTGTGATGGCCTGTGTGGTATTGTTTATCTGTTGGCTGGCGGCAGCACTTTCGTTGCCCACTGTGGACAGTCTTCGATTCAGACTGTTAATTTTATTAACCAAGTCCTGCGACTTTTGTGCGGTATTGATTTGCCCTTGTGGAAAATTATAATCAAATTTGTCTTGATCGTTGCCAATTTTCAATGTATAGTCTATGGTGACCGGTCTTGTAACTCCAGGATTGGCAGGTAACTGCGGATTATATTTGTTATTAGACACAACACCTGTATCTTTGCCACGCAGGCCAATTGGTGTGCTATTTAAAATAATGGCCGCACCGGCCAAGGCAGCTATGGAGCTCATTGATCCAACACCAGTATACTTGTTGCTGACTGCACCTTCGATTCCGGCCACTGTGGGCACAGTATGAGTACCGCTAAATTGAGTCTGCATGGTTTTATTGACCTGGTCAATGACCGCAGGTGTGGCCGACTGTATGGCACGAGTGGCCTCGGCTGTGTAAATTCCAGTGAGTTCGCTGATCAATGATTTTTTTAAATTCATTGACCTGGCTGCGTTGATACCCTGAGCCGTTTTAAATATAGCACTGGCATAATTGCCAGACTCAACATCGGCCAAGACACTGCCCGCAGTGTCTATTAGACCGCCGGTGCCAAATATTCCCTTGACCCCACCATACTGACGCAACGGACTGCGGGTTTTATCGTAGTGCAGATCTCCAAATCCCTGTACACTGCCAGTGGTGATTGATCCACTTTGATATAGTATATTTTCATACTCAATGGTCATGTCATGCTGCATGGTGTCATTGCCACCGGTCTGGTGCGAGCCGTGACGAAAATTTTTAATTATAGGATTGATCAATATGTATTCACTGAATCGTTTTTGATGCAGACTGTAAATTCTCACCGAACGTAGATAGGGACGTATTTCCTCGCCGGTGCTTTCTTGTCTTAGGCTATAGCCAAATTTTCCAGTGTCCTGTGGACGGTATTTGTAGTATTTTTTATAAAATGGATTAGTTCCGCTGTCCCCATAGTCACTGTCTCTGTAGTGATATCTATAATAATCATACCAAAAGTTACGCACTATGTTGGCACTGTCATCATGAAAGCTGATGTTAACCGGATCAAATGAAACCTTATTTTGCACAATGTTAGGGCGATTGTAGCTGTTCATAATTTTAGAATTTACTGTGAATCTTGGCAGATCTATGGTTTTGACCATTAGGCCAAGTTCTTCTTTGCTGGCCCTGATAACCGCACTGAGACTGGGATCTACATCAAAAAATACATGAAATAAAAATTGTAGTTTGGGTGTTCTTTCAAAATTATTACCAACAAATAACCTACTGGCGTGTTGATAGTCACGCATGGTATCGGGAGTCACTGCTTCTTTTAAAGCGTTACCGAAAAAATTTACAGCGTTGGTAAACAAATTAGCCATATTAATATTTAGCGAGAAAAAAAGGGACTCAAAGTCCCTTTTGATCCGGTTTCGACAAAATTACAGAGTAATATTCTGTCCTATGGTACGGCCAATGTCTGTGCCAATGCCAATACCTTTGGGTGTTTGTAAGGCATTGTCATAACGCATGCTCAATTGAATGGTCACTATGCCATTGGTTTCATAGTTGAGTTCTTGATAGTTGGCACTTTGAATATAGCAACCATAGAGTTCCCAAGTTTCTAAAACTGTGGGCTCATGTGTACCATTGCCACCATCTAACATTTCGCAACGAGTAATAAACTTATAGTCAATGCCAGCTGCGGCCGAACTCTGCTCCATAAAGTCAAACTGTTTCTGTAGCTGTTCGCCAATTAGACGGCTAACATTGCCAGCAGCGTCGTCGCGCAGAGTGCAACTAACATTGTCCCAATTTGGTTTACCAGCTAGTTTAACTATACTGTTATAAACATGAACATCAATATCACCGAAGTTTACTGTAGGACGACTGAAACTGGCCACTTGCTTGGTCAATTCCAAACGATCGGAACTAACACCAAGGCCTTCAAATGTCACACGGAAGCGATACTGCAACTTAGGCATTAGCAAGCCTTGTGTGCTGGCACTTTGGTTAGTTCTTAACGGTACTGTAAATCTACTTAGGGAGGCGACTGCCATTTTAATCTCCTAAACTTATAAAGATATTTATGATAGAGATGACCAAAATTCTTTACCATGGAAAATCCATTTACTTGGGTTTTAATAGATAAATAATTTGCGTAAATAGTTTTAACTGGAGCTATCGCAATGTCTATAACTTGTCAAATATGCAAAACTGAATTCGCTAAAATTATACCATGGCAGCATCTTCGAACCCATAATATAAGCTCGGCTGAATATAAATTAAGCTACGGCAATTTATATAGTACAGAAACATTAGCCCTATTTCAACAAAGAGTTCCGCACAACCGAGGTGTTAAAATAACAGATCCAGAAAAATTAGAACGCCAAAGAGCTGCGGTAAAATCTCGCGAACAACGATACCAAGCAGGAGACTTAGTTAGAAAAACCGGCTATCAGTTAAATGATAATACAAGATCTAAAATCAGCCTTGGGGTTCAGAAATATGCTGCCGAGAATCCAGATGCAATGAAGCAGCGTACAGCTAAAGCTATAGAAACCAAACAACAGTCTGGATATGACTTTGGTTCTCCTATGCGCGGCCGAACACATAACGAGCAGTCTTTAAAAAAAATTCGAGTAGCCAGCAAGCAATCCAATAAAGTTAAGTCAGATTTAGCCAATGAAAATATACTAAATTTGGCTATAAAATATAATTATAAAATTTGTAATAATTTAAATAATAATATAGTAG